AGTTAGTGCAACACAATTGAACCGTGAAGGATATGATCAGGCAGACCCCGGATTAGATACAACTAGTGAATCTATGGGCCTTGCTCATACGGCAGATGTAATGTTTGCTGTATGGAGTAACGAAACAGATAAAGATTTAGGTATAATACATTTAGGAATGCAAAAGAATCGATTCGGACCAAATTTCGGTACAAAGGCTTTACGGATTGATTATGATACATTATATATGTTCCAAACGAATGACGATGAAGTAAGCAATAAAGACGTTGCCGAAGCAGATAAAGCAATAGAAAATATAATAAACGATATAAATATGTTCAATAACGGATTAACGACAACTATAGCACCAATAGGAGTATAAAAATGGAAAGATATTATTTATTTACAAATTGTGATTTAGATGGAGTTATATCATACTTAGTTTTTTCTTGGTTTCATCCCGACGCCGAAATATCTACAACAGCAACGACAGTAACAAGATTTCGCGATGAATATCTTAAATTTATATCTGAATACTACCCTGAACATTTTAACAAAGTAGTAATTTTAGATTTAGATGTAAGTGAACATAAAGATTTAATAGATACAAAAAACCATCTTATCATTGATCATCATAAAACTCATATTGACAATGGAAACTATAAAGAAGCAAAGGCACTATTAAAAGAATACGGGTCGACTTGTAAATTGTTGTATAAAATATTTTCAACATTAAAGCCCGAAATAAACATTACAAAGGATCAAAAACATTTAGTTTTACTAGGCCATGATTACGATAGTTATACTCTTGAGTTACAACAATCAAAATTACTTAACATTTTGTATTGGAATACACAAAACAGATTTAATGTTTTTATGAGAGACTTTTATAAGGGATTTAAAGGGTTTAATATACAACAAAAAAATATTATAAAACAATATTTGGTAAAATTATCAGAATTATTATCATCACTAGATATTTATAAACTTGAAAAAAAGGTACAAGGAAAACCGCGTAAAATATTAAGTACCTTTGCATCAGAGGCAATTAATGAGGTTGCCGATCATTTATTGAATAAAGGTGCCGATATAGCAATTGTGGTAAATATAAATACAAAGAGAGTAAGTTTCAGGAGAAATAAAGACATTAAAGATATTAGTCTTATAGAATTCGGAAAAGAAGTATGCGGCACCGGTGGCGGACATGAATACGCAGCTGGCGGTTCAATTACTAATCAATTCATGGAATTTACAAAACAATTAACACCATATGAATGAAAGTAACGAATATGTATTACCAATCGATGTATCGATGGTATGTCATCAAACAGGATTTGAGCAATTAGGGGATAAGGATTTAGATGAATGTTTTTTATATTTTGGATCCTTTTTATCAATGATACAAAATAAAAAAGTAAGTCAAACCAATTACTTATTATTTTTAATAGAAAAACCAGAATTAAGAGAAATTTTAATGCAAATGACCGGGATAGAAACATTTCAACAATTAATTAAAGAAATGGCAATACGATATCCTCTTTCATATAAATCGAAAATTGTAAATCGTGGAATTAAAAAATGGAAAAAATTAGCAAAGAGATAGAAGATATTTATAATCAACATTTAGCTATATCTAGAAAATCTCGAAACAAACCATTTCAAATAAGAAAAGATTTTAGTAAATTTGAATTTTCAAATGATTTCCATAAATGGAAAATATTAGAGCATTTTTTCAAAAAATTTCCTAATGTGGATAAAGTTCTTTATTTTAAAGCACCATATGAATTATGGAAAGATAAAGAATATTTTCCAGTAGATTTTTATATCAAACCCGGGGCAATTAAAGCATATACAACTTACAAAACACAATTACAACAACAAAACCCCGATTTAGATGAATCTCTTGAATACATAAAAAAGTCATTATTGTTTATCGGAAGATATTGTGAAGAAAATAAAATAAGTATTAATGATTATATATCAAATAAGATAGGATCAACATATACATGGATGAAACATATTCGTAATGGAAGTATTTCTCCGTACGTCATTTTTGGGTTCAATTATATTGATGACATCATGTCTAATACACCAATGGACGAAAGATCATTATTATTAGGTGAATTTGCAAACAAATTTTATCATTTTAAAGAAAAATATAATAAATCTAAATTAGCAAAACAATTAGTAACAATAGGATTAAATAGGATAAAAAATAAATTAAATTCAGTTGACAAAAAATAATTCTATATTAATATTATATTGAAATAAACATAAACCAACTATAAGGAGTACATAATGAAATACAATACAAGAAGCATGTTTGATAGCATTAAAAAGTCGCTACAAGAAACAGATAAAAATCAAAATTCAAAATTTAGTGATTTTTTGAGACTTACCAGTGGAAATACATATACCGTTCGACTATTACCTAATGTTAATAGCCCGGAAAATACATTTTTCCATTATTATCACTATGGGTGGAATAGCACTAGCACTGGACAATATGTTGAAGTTTTGTCCCCTAAAACTTGGGGTGATCCAGATCCGATTGAAGTAGAACGTATTAAATTATATCGTAATAAATCTGATACTCATGCTATTGAGCTTGCCAAGTTAATTTCTACTAAAGAAAAATGGTTGGTTAACGTATATGTAATCGATGACCCTGTCAATCCTGATAATAATGGAACGGTAAAGGTTTTAAGATACGGTGCCCAATTAGGGAAAATTATTACTGCGGCAATCGATGGTGATGATGCAGATGATTTAGGACCGGCAATTTTTGATCTTTCTGAAAATGGCTGCAACTTGAGAATCAAGGTAGAAAGTACCAAGGAAGGTAAGGATACTAGAGCATTTGTAAATTATACTTCTAGTAGATTTTCTAGACCGGCTGCAATTCCTAATATGACGGCGGAAAAAACTAAAGAAGTGCTAAATAGTGTTCATGATTTAACTTCATATTTTGGGCGTAAATCACCTAGTGAATTAAAAGAGATTTTGGCAGTACATTTATATGGTCGTGATGAAACAAATGTTTCGGAAGATAAACCAAAAATAAAGATTGATTCTAAAGTAGATGTTGAATCTGAATCTGAATCCGATGATTCACAGACTGAATCTAAAGATGAACCGACTAAAAAAGAGTCTACTGGACTAGATATTGAAAGTGATGATAAAATTAAAGCACTTCTTGCGGGTTTAGATTAACTTATAAATTAGAAAGGAATATATAATATGCCAAGACTTAAAAAAGTTGAAGATTTGCCAGACGTCCAAAATTATACAGATAATATAATCAAAAAACGAATTAAGAAAGTAGGAATTCGCAAGGTAATGTTACCTTGTAAGGTTGAACGAAAAGATGGTTCATATAATAATTGCGTAGCAAACATTTCAGTATATTCAGATTTAAATGAACATACTAAGGGCGTTAACATGTCACGTTATCGAATTATTCTTGAAGATGTATTTGTAAATAAAGACTTAAATCTAAGAAGAGCTATTCGTGATACATTAGGTGAAATTGCCACTAAACTTGAAGGAAGAGACGCTTATCTAAAAGTCAGTTTTGATTATTTCTTAACTAGATATGCGCCTGTCACTCGCACGCCAAGTTTACAAAATTATAGATGTACACTTGAAGGAAGATTGGTTAACGGTGAACAAAAGTTCTATATGACAGTTAAAGTTCCATATACTAGTCTCTGCCCATGTAGTAAAGAAATTAGTGATTACAATGCACATAATCAACGTAGTTATGGTGAAGTAACGGTTGAACTTATCGAAGGTAAAACTTGTTGGATTGAAGACATAATTGAATTAGTTGAAAAATCAGGTGCAGCACCGATTATTAATATTCTAAAACGTCCCGATGAAGCATATCAAACCGAATTAATGTATGAAAATCCTGTATTCGTAGAAGACATGGCGCGTAAAATTTCATTGCTTCTTGATGAATGGTTAGATAATACAATTAAAGATTATGTATTTGTAACTAATCACGAAGAAAGTATTCATACTCATAATGCAGTTAGTGTAATTAGTGCCGGTAGAAACTTAACATAATGAGAAACATAGACGACATAATTGATAGTAGTGATTCTGCTGCAGCTGCTTTTTTTGCAGCAGAATTAGCTTCTGGTTTAAAATACGTAGATAAACAAACTACTAATAGACCGTCACAACAACCACAAGCAAACCGGTTAAATCCACAGGAATTTTTAAGAAACATTCCTCAACCACAAAGATTACCCACACCACCAAGTCACCATAATGATAATGTGGCTCGAGGCATAATAGAATCTAAACCTATAAATGAATTGTTAATTCCTGTTCCTCAACCACCGACACCTATTGTTTCAGAACAGCCTAAATCTCAAAATAATACTACGGCAGTACAATTAGAACTTCCACTTAATATTCATGAAAAGAAACCACCCACAAACATATCTGAATGGTTTGGGCATTTGGACAATAAATTAGACGAATTGGAAATAAAAAATAGGATAGAAATTGGTAAGATTTATAGGCTTATTAGTGAAATAAACGCAAAATTAGACGAATTGACAAGTAATAGAATTGATTGATCAATATGAAACCTATATCTAACCATAAACCTCAAGTTGAACCGCGTAAAAACAATGAAATATCCGGGTTATTACATGAAATAAAATCGTTAGAAGACCGTGTAAATAAGTTAAATATAATGTATAATGATTTGAGAAAAATAACAGAAGATTTAAAAAAGAAATTATTGTCAAATTATCAACAAATAACCCGTATAAAACGAGCGAACAGAAATGCAAATTAAATTAGATCGCATTGCCTTTATTAATGAATTTTTAATGCCTCTTAATAAAATAGTTGGAGACGATGATATTAATAAAGGGTGTATAATTGATATTACTAATCAATCTGCTAGCAGTATTTGCAATACTAAAGATAATTCCATCATATTATATGCCAACATGAATATTTCTACGGGATTAGATGAAAAAGGGGAAACACATTTAAACATATTTGATATACGTAAATTTATAAGATTATTAGAATGTATACAAGAAAAGGAAGTCATATTAAAAATTAACAGTAACAATTTAACATATAAATCTAATAATATAAATTTTAAATTTCATTTAATGGATGACGGGGTAATAAGAAAATCGCCTATAAATGTTGCCAAAATATCTAATTTAACATTCCAAAATGAATTTTCAATGTCTAAATCGAAATTAGATGAACTTATGAGGGTTTCTGGATTTGCAGAAGATTCGAATAAATTGTATTTATCATGTGTCAATAATGGAATTAGGGGAGAATTAACAGACAAAACCAAGCCTAATATAGATAACGTTGATATACAAATTGCAGAATCATATATTGGTAATAATTTCAATAATATACCTATAAGTCTAGATGTATTTAGAAAATTATCAGGTATTAAATTTGACTTAATTAATATAAAAGTTAATGTTGAAACAAAAATATTATTAATGGAACTTATCAGTAATAATTGTGTTTTAAAATATGTAGCATCAGCATTAGTTAAATAATAAAAAGGAGAATAAAAATGGCTAATAATATTAGGACTCAAGGATACTTTATTAAACGTTTACGTGATTCTGGATACATTGTAGACAGAATATTTAGTAATTATAATCAAGCAGATTCACGGGCATGGACGGTTATTATTGATCCAGGTGGGGCAAGTATTTTCTGTACTTGTTATATTAATGAACATTATGAAAATGGCCCTCAATTAGGTAGTAGTACATTCGAACTATTTGATGGTGATAAATTTATTCCCGGGCGATATAAGATTAGAACTAGCTCATTTGAAGTATTAGTTGAACAATTAGTTAAATGGGGAATTAATAATAAAGCACCTAATTACGGTAAAAAAACTATAAAAGATTCTTCAGATAAATAAAAGTTTATTAAAGTTTCTTTATCAATTTTTGGGTAAATAATTACATGAAGAATGATAATAAAAAATCAAAACACGACGAAATTGATAAAATAACAGAAAAATTGCTGCAAGAATTATCAAATAGTAGTGTAATTAAACATATTTTTGAAGAAGAAACTAAAAAAATGATTTTGATGAAAGAGGGTCAAAAAGACATAGAGTCTCTTCCCCCTTTATTATCTGAATATTTAAAAAATTATATTATTGTTGCACATGATCTATTAGGAAATGAAGTAATTATGTCATATGCAACAAGTAAAAACGATATTAATGCGGTGCAAAAATTATTTTATGACACGTTTATTAAAATGATAGCGCCTCACCGCTCTTAATAGTATTAAGCATTTGTTGGTCCAACTATTCTTGTTGATTCCATGGCCAAGTTGACAGGCGGTACACCTGGGCATACACACGGCACTATACAAGTATTTGGGATAGGTGTCCGGACGGGTTTAGCGGGCATTTGTACATTTTCATTAACATGTGCAGCAACTGCATCTTCTCTAACCCCAACACTAGTATCATATAAATCTAGTGGTACATTTTTAAAATAGTGAAAATGCTGTACTTGGGGCATAAAATGTGTATGTAAATTTAACCAAGACATTAATATTGCTATATTAGCATTAATCACTGCAATTGCAGCATTTGTTGAAGCTGCCAAGGGAAAATCAATTGCCCCGGCAACTGGTGGAACAGGAACCAACGCTATAGGTATACAAGGTGTTAAAGTAGAACATTTTAAACTATCCGCACATTCAGTTGTTTGAAATTCTACAGGTGCTGTTATATGATGGACATATAATTCTCCTTCAATTGCGGCTCCTCCATTTACAACTAATTGTCTTGTAACACCCAAACCCCCATTAATAACAGCTTGGCCATAATCAGTGGGGTTAAGAGATATATTTTCGCCATATAATGCAGTTCTTTGTTTACCATCAATTAATACTTCACCTTTAGAACTTACATTAACCTGTTCACCTGCAATTGAAATTATACCGCCATATACATCTATATTTCCCATTGTTTTAATTTGCACACCGCCACCACCAACTAATAATCTATATTGGTTACTAGCTGTTACATGATAATCACCACCAGGTAAATGGTCGACATCAACACTTTCAACAATTGGCGCGGGCTTCATATATTCATATGTACCTTCAGGGTCTACCGCAACGCCCGCTACTCGAATTTTTCCAACGGGGTCCTTTCTCCAACCTATAAAGTCATTAAATATTTGTCCAATTGTTTCTGTTTTGTTACCATGTATAGTTACAATTTCGTTGCCACCATTACCCAATAATCGTTGTAATGGAAACAATTCAGGTTGTTTGCTAGCTATATACCCAGCTAATCCCTGTTTAAGCCCATCTGCAGCCCATCCACCGTCTTGTGTACTAGGGCTCAATCCAGTACCACAACATGTTTTGCATGGCAGCACCCATTTAGTTCCACATGCACCCGTTTTATCCTCTATAAGGTGTACTCCAGGAACTATAATATTAGGAGAACATAGAAGAGGTACAAGATTATCTTTTATATTAAATACTATACGATATATTTTTCCAGCACAACAAGTTGGACAGGGGGCTGGACCACCCGCCTTTGTTTGTAATGGCGAAACACCTGTTTTATTTTCATATGTTTTTCCACATGTTCCGTTATCATCTGCAACAGCAGCTGTGCGTTTAATTTCAAATAATCTTTTTCTATCATGTATATCTTTTAGTATATCATATATTTGTTTTACTACATTTTTATCAAATCTACCAATAGTTCTAAAATGATCTCCACCTATAATTTGGTCTACATGATCTTGAACAAATATACTTTGATTTTTTTTAACTGTTAAAAATTGATCACCAATTACCAATTTTTGATCGTTGCCTACTGCCAATTGCGATGTAGTATAATTATTAAACTCTAAAAAGGATCCAGAATAATGAGTAAACTTCATTATTTCACGAAGGTCTGTATCAATTAATTCAATAGTATGCTTATTACTATTAAATACTGTTTTAGATCTAAATGTTTTTGTATCAGTATTTAAAAAACCACCATCTTCCACATTGACATTTTCAAAGCTCTGTGGATAATCAGGAGATGCAAAGTCTTCTAATTCTTCACCCGTATTTTGATTTAATGTATATATTCTTTTCCAATCTTCTTCACCCGCCGCGCTTGCAAAATATACAGGATATTTAGGATCACCATCTTGAAAGAAAAGCCAAACATGAGCACCAACATTAGGTATCGTAAATAATCCCCTAGCTAAATTACTATATGCGCTCGGTTTATATTGATGCGAATGTGGATTAACAAATCTATTACCTACATTATTAACTTCAGAAAAAGCATCAGGATAAGAATCTTTAAAGATTTCAGATGGTCGTTTTCCTTCAATATAAAAATCATCTTTCCAATAGTTACTATCAGATGAAGTGCCTTTTCGGTCTAATGCGAAATATCGAGCAGATGCATTTCCTCCAAATAGTGGTATCGCACATTCAGCCCAAGGTAAAATTCGTTTTAATTCTGGAATAATCTTATCTAAATCCTCAGCATTTGTTTTATCAGGAAAAATAAAATTTTTATCTAATTTATCCTTATTCCAATTTTCATAAACAGTCACACTAACATGTGGAACCCAGATTTTACAGCGCCCTCTTTTTTCAGGGTCTGTGTTCATTATAACTATTCCTAAATAATTTCCTAAATATTTTTTCATAAATATATACTTTATAATATTGGGGGTTTAACTAATTCTGTTTCTGGTATTAAATGTTTATCATCTATATAATTTGTTACAGTATTAGTTATTTTATTACCCAATAAATCAGCATTAAATTGCCCAGAATTTAATTTTTTCCGTGGATATGTTCCTTCTACTTCTAGACCAATATTTACATCCCAATCGTATATATTCACCTCAGTACCGCGGTAACCCCATCGTCCCATAGCAAAGTCTGTGGCAATTGGGGCGGGATCGCTACTACTTTCTGGTGCAGCTCTTTCATATATTGACCATTGTTGAACAACGTTTTTCGTCATAATTGCCGAATATAATGTTTCACGCCCATCAGATTTGACATTATTATAAAGCTGATACATATGATTAACTAACTGACATGCATCAACTAAATATGCAAACAAAGCATCTGCAACAGGCATTTTAATGGGATCTATATAATCCGATGGATGGTATATATCATTTACATATAATAATCCATGTGATTCACGCGGATCTCTATTTCCTATATACCATAATCCTGTTCCAGGTTCAGTTGTTAAATCAATTTCCGATGCCATACAATCATGCATTAATGAATTTAATTTAGTCCATGAGATATTAATTTCATCGGGTTCTTCAGAAATCATTCTTTCTCTAATAATTTCTCGCAATATATGTGCATTTGGATATGCAAAAGTACAATAAGGTGTAATTAAATTACTTTGTGTTGTTGTGGGAAGTTTCCAATTATGTACATCTACTGCATTAGTATCAGAATTATATGTTATAACATTTTCACCCATATGTTCTGATACTGGTTTAAATAATAACAAATTCTGTATTTTTTCATCTATCTTGGGGTGTATATATCTCAAATGATGTATCCATTTACGTGTTTCTGGTGGATATTTTGCTGTTGTTACCCCTGCTACAGGAGTACACGGTCTATCATAACCATTTGCAGGCGCACCTATTTTAACAGTATCTAATTGAGCATTAACTATTGCATCAGTAAGAGGATTTGAAATTACAGGCATAGATATTTCAAATACATCCTCCACTTCTTTTATTTCTATGTCCATTAAAAGATCTGGTGTTACAGCAATTTTATCCGTTTTATGTGTTCTTCCACCAATTGTAATTGGGCTATCAATAATTTTTTCTTCAACTGTATCATAGTTGTAACGTTCTAAATAAATGGTTCTATATGGTAGTCCACCAATATAAAACTCATTATGTATTTTATGTATTTGTGATAAAATACTGTGTTCCCAATTTACAAAGCACTTTGCACCTTGAAGATCTATAGAATCAACCATATTAATATAATTATATGGGTCCATTATTTCATCATTCCATTTTTTACTTTCATTTGGATGAAAAACAAATATAGATGCATCTACTATACCCCTATCAATAATTTTATCAGGTATATCAGTAGTGGGGTTTAAGAATTTAAGAGTTTTACCCTCTTTTCCTTCTGGTATACCGGGTGGTAATGGAAACATTGCTGTAAATAGTAAACTCATGTTATTAAATCCTCATTGGGTGGTGTTTTAAATTCGTCATATGCATGTAATTTAACCATTATTAACTTATTAGTATATTTATCGTGAACAAATTCATGTGCAACTCTAACAACGTACCATTGTCCGCATATTTTCCAATCAAAATCATTATCAGAATAACCAATTCTATCAATGCCAATAAACATCCCGGCGATTCTATGTGTACTACCATACATTTTTATACCGATTGCTTGATTTAAAAATAAATTAGCAAAAGCTGTTTCATTTCTTCCGCTGTTTAATCGTGTTATTGAATCATCTATTACATTCAAATTGCTTGATAAATCATACCTAGGGTCAATTGCTATTTGATCTTTTTTTGTTTTGTTCAATGTATATA